ACCCAACACAAAAGCCTGTTGAGTTAATTGAAAAGGGATTACTGAACAGTAGTAAGGGTGGTGATGTGATTCATGATTGCTTTGGTGGCTCTGGCTCAACCCTCATTGCTTGCGAAAAGACCAACCGCAACGCTTACCTGATGGAACTAGACCCAAAGTATTGCGATGTGATTGTTAAGCGGTGGGAGGATTTCACTGGTAAGAAAGCAGAATTAGTTAATGGCTAGTGCTTACTGTACTTCTGTTGCTGCCGCAATCCTGGCAGAACCTGATGTCACTGTTTCCGAGTGGTCTGACCAGTATCGTCTGCTCGATCAGGCTGCATCAAGTGAGCCGGGCAAGTGGCGCACCCGGCGAACACCGTACCTGAAAGAAATCATGGACTGCTTGTCGGCAACACGGCCTGAGAGCATTGTGGTGTTCATGAAAGGGGCGCAGATTGGCGCAACCGAGGCCGGTAATAACTGGCTCGGCTACACGATTCACCATGCCCCTGCACCGATGCTCTACGTTATGCCGACAGTTGACGCTGCTAAAAGAGCAAGCAAACAGCGTATTGCTCCGATGATTGATGCTATTCCAGAGGTCAAAGCAAAGGTTGCTGTGGCTAGAGCGAGGGATTCCGGCAACACACTATTTCAGAAAGACTATCCCGGTGGAACACTCATTCTGACCGGTGCAAATTCAGCCATTGGATTGCGCTCAATGCCAGCACGTTATCTATTCATGGATGAGGTCGATGGCTATCCAACGGACTTGGACGGTGAGGGTGACCCGATCCAGTTAGCGATTCGCAGGACGGCAACCTATAAACGTAACCGCAAGATATTCATTGTGTCCACACCCACAATCAAGGGTATCTCAGCCATTGAGGATTATTACGAGCAATCTGACCAAAGGCGTTATTTCATCCCCTGTCCTGAGTGCGGTGAGTTTCAGGTATTGGAATGGAAGATGATTACCTGGACAGACAACGACCCAGACACAGCAGCAATGACTTGTCAGCATTGTGGGGTGATTGTGCCGGAGTCGAACAAGACAAAGTTACTGAGTGATGGTGAATGGCGAGCAACGAGTGAGGGCCGGTTTACCGGATTCCATCTCAGCAGCCTGTATTCACCGGTTGGGTGGTACTCATGGTCCGATGCTGTGGCTGACTTCTTAGCGGCTAAAAAGGTCGGTGAAGAACAACTCAAGACATGGGTCAATACGGTTCTGGGCGAGACATGGGAAGAACAAGGGGAGCAAGCCGACCCTAATTCACTGATACTCAGGCGAGAGGAATATGATGAGCCACCGATATTGTGGAGGACTATCGGGGCCGATGTCCAAAAAGACAGGATTGAGTTGGAATTGGTTGGCTGGGGTGAGGGTGAAGAATCTTGGGGGTTGGAATACATCATTGTTCCCGGTGACACAACACGCCAAGAGGTTTGGTCAGCACTTGATGATGTCGTTGCTGATTTGCAGCCGGATGGTATGTGCATCGACTCAGGCTATAACACCCAACTTGTTTACAATTGGGTTGACCGCAAACGATGGGTCTGGGCGATCAAAGGGGTGTCAGGCCAAGGGTTACCGTTGGTTCAGGATACACAGAAACGCAACGCCAGGCTGCGGAAGAAGCGCAAACGAGCCTTTGCACCGGAGCCAATTGGGGTCGATCAGGGTAAATCAATTATCTATTCACGACTCAAGATAACTGAGCCGGGCGCTGCTTACTGTCATTTCCCCAATCAGGCCGACTATGATGACGAGTATTTTGAGCAATTAACGGCTGAAAAGTTGGTAACACGGTACAACAAAGGCAGACCTCGGCAAGAATGGGTTCAGACACGGCCAAGAAATGAAGCGCTTGATTGCCGGGTGTACGCATTGGCTGCATTGCGGTTGTTAGCACCGACAACGAAGAAAGTTGTCGATGAACCGAAGAAAACAGAGCAACCACCAAAACAACGATGGAACTCACCGCAAGGAGGTGGAGCGTGGCTTTAGCTGACATTATATCGACAGTCATGGCTGATAGTGGTCTGGACGATGATACGCAGGAAGAACTGGAACAAAAGCTATGGGATGCCATTCGCAGAGAGTATGCCAGTGGCTATGTTTATGTGCCGGTACGCAACCGGGTCGATTCTCGCTCAGTACGATTGATGTGGAATGGCCGTAATGTTCAGCAAGTTATGGTGCGGTTCGGTATCAGCCGCGCAAGGGTCTATCAGATCATTAATTCGCACTAACACACTCGATGGTTGGCAGTCAATGGTTGGCACCTGACCAGTTATTTACCGTCAACCATCAAAAAGTGGGTGTCACCCATGCTGGAGGCCGCGAATTTAATGGGTTTATGGTTGACACCTAAAAAATGTCATATTTAGGTGAAAAATGTCACATTTAGGTGATATTTAGGTGGAAGTAGGGGGTTTCATCTAAAGATTGTCTAGTTTTCACTATGGATACTAGACAGGTTGATTTGAGAAAATTAGCCTATGAAGAACCAATTCCTCACGGCAAACTATGCCGTCACAGAACCGACTTCAATCGTTGTCGGGGATCGAGTCGCTTTCAAGCGCTCAGATATTCATGCCGCCTATCCCAACACTGACTACACGCTGAAATATGCGGCTCGTAAAGAGGGGGATGGACTTTCAGAGATCGAAATCACCGCAGTCGCATCGGGCGTTGACTATCTGATCGAAATCGCATCAGCAGTTACAGCGACATGGACCACCGGCACCTATCAGTGGCAATCCTACATTATCCGCAACAGCGACAGCCAACGGGTCACTCTCGGCACCGGGTTGTTCAAGGTATTTGCGGATAAAGATTCCAGCACCGACTCTGCTGACCCAATTTCACACTTGCGGAAACGGTTATCGAATCTGGAAACAGCTATAGAAACCCTATCCAGCAAGACTAGCAGCAGTTATTCAATTGCAGGCCGTTCGATGTCATTTGGTGATCTGACCGAGTTAGAACAGATGCGCGATAAGACAGTGGCAGAAATATCGGTTCGCGAACGTGGCCGTTTTGGAGTTCGTGGATGAGTAAGAGAATGTTTGCGGCAGCATCACCGAATGTTGTTAAAGATTGGATTTCAGAATCGAAAGAGATTAACCAGGATTTGCGTGAGCAAGGTACAGCGCTCAGAGCAAGGGCCAGAGATTTAGAACAGAACAACGACTATGCGGCCAAATATCTCCAACTGGTCGAAGTCAATATGATCGGTGAACAAGGTATTCGGCTGCAAGCAAAGGCACGAACCTCTAAAAAGAAACTAGATCAGCGCACCAATCGAATTATCGAATCCGCATGGATGCAGTGGGGCAGGCCTCGCCAATGCTCCGCAGACGGCAGACTGTCATGGCATGACATCCAGCGTTTGGTCGTGCGGTCTGTTGCCAGGGATGGTGAGGTTTTAATACGTCTGATTAACTCGGACGGCTTGAAACTGATGGTCTATGAGGCCGATTATCTCGATCACGCATTGAATCGTGACCGCACTGAGACAGAAAACCGCATCGTGCAGGGCATTGAGGTTGACCGACAAGCGAAACCGGTTGCCTATCATCTATCGAAAAGTCATCCGGGCGATCATCCGGGGGGCATCTTCCAGAATCCGCGCGTTGAGTATGACCGGGTTCCAGCCGATGAGATTATCCACATCTTCCGCACTGACCGAGCCGGTCAAATGCGTGGAGCATCGTGGTTAGCACCGGCCATGATCCATTTGTTGATGCTGAACCGTTATGAACGCGCAGAAATGATTGCTGCCGAGTTCTCAGCCAAAAAGATCGGCTATTACAAAACACCAACCGGCGATTGGCTGGAAGATGACAAGAACGATTATGGATTGCCGAACGACATCGGTGGTCTTGGTATGACCGAATTACCGGTGGGCGTTGAGATGGGCATGATTGACCCACAGCATCCGGTCAGTGCTTTCGCTGATTATGTTTCTGCGGTCCTTAAAGGTATCGCAACCGGGTTGGGGGTCAGTTATCACGCCTTATCCGGT